ATGACCTTATCTCGAAAAGAACCAAAGAATCTAGGTACGCTAGTCGGGTTAACTAGTTTAGCTAGTCCATATGCATCAAGAGGACTTTGTGCCGCAGGAGTACCTGTCATCATCCACAACCAAGTGTCAGGTTTAATTAGCCTATTAAGGGTTTTCCATCTAGCAGTTTGAGGGTTCTTATAATGCGTGGCTTCATCTACAATTATTAAGTCAAATCCTCCGTTGGCGATTGTTTCTTCGACGATAGCTAGCCCGTCATAATTTATTATCACGTAGTCAGCGCCGTTGTTTATGATCTTCCTACGTTTCTCTGCCGCCCCATACGCTACATCAACTGTTCTGTGCATGGCGAAGCTAAACAAATCATCTCTCCACGCAGAATCCATAATAGATAGTGGGCAGATAACTAACACTCTGTTTATACTGCCAGTATTTAATAAGTAGTCTGATGCCCATATAGCAGAGGCGGTCTTCCCTGTACCCTGCTCATTAAAACAAAACGACTTTCTGTTAAGGGTTAGAAAAGAAGAAGTAACTTTCTGATGGTCAAAGGGGGTGTACTGTCCCGTCCATGTGTACTTACCGTCTATGGGAGAAGGCGCTTTTATGTTTAAGTTACGTAGTACATGGGCTTCTTCTATACCCCAGTTAACTAGCACTTGGTTATCTGCTAACTCTTTACTCTTGGGTATGATCGTAGTTACTTGGCTAGGGTTCCGTAGCCGTAACAGTAACGCCCTATTATCTACTATCTGCATTTGTTCCTCCGTTGCGAAACAGCATGAAGTGGGTATCCACATCACACTGAAATATAATTACTTGTTAACACGTTAAAGTGATAACACCTACATATTCTGTTAATGGGTAGGCTGAATAACTGAATAACTGTACAGCCCAGTTAGGTCGGGGCTTTGCTACCTACACAACAAAAATCTCTCCGCCATACTAAACGATATATTATATCGTTTGCCTAATTATTATAGCGTTTTAGTGGCCCTGCTTCGTCCACAGATAGGGCTAGGTCTGATTATGAGCCAACAATCTTAAGCCTGAACTACCTTGATTTTATACGTATTACTAAGTTCCCCCAGAGAGAGGATTACGTATTTTGTTTTACGACGCATCAAGGTAAGCGTCCACCACACACATTAACCTTTGCTTATCGCCCCACCTTCGGAACGATTCTTCTTACGGCTCTGTACCGTAACACCATCTTTGTTGCTACCACCTCGGCTCAATGCTTTCTTGTGCGCTACATCTTTACCTTCACGCTTGTCTGCTTTGCCGTTCTTGTTAACATCTTTACCTTTCTTGTCCATAGCACGTCGGGCACGTTGTCTCTCCATTCTGCGCTCATGCTCGGCACTACCTACAGGAGGGTTCTTTTGTTTCTTTCGATCCTCTTTATTTTTGTATGGCATTTAGTTTCTCCCGTTATATACACATTCTGTTACTATACAGTGGCGTCTACATAACCCACTCTGATTGGCATTCCATACGTTGTTTTCGTAAGCCTTCTCCATGCGACTGTAATCAGTAAGCCACTTACTCCAAAGACTCGATGCTACAGTATGTTCGTACTCTTCTTTAACTAACTCATCGCATACTACAAAAACTAAACCCCCACGAACCGTCTCAATATTGGGGAAGTGTTTAAACAATGCCATAGCCATCAACTCTAATTGGCCTCGGTCTGCATACCTAGTGTTCTTACTTGTCTTGTAGTCTATCGCCCATGCTACCTTATCTTCTTCGTTCAAGATAACCAAGTCTGCTATGCCTCTCCACCATACATCATCAGCAAAGAATCCGCACGGCTCTAGGTTCTCTGTAAGCCCCATCTTCAACTCGCATAACTTATCGCCTTTCTTTGCGGCTAAAGAATCGAGTACAGGCTTACCATACATAAACTTGTTAGGTAGGGGAGTACCATCTCGTATGTATTCTTCGGCGGCTAGGTGAAACGCTGTGCCGTAGTACATAGCTTCTGTTTCAGATTCCTTATAATCCTTTGACACCTTCAAGTGGTAGAACTTCTTGGGGCACTGCTCAAATGATTTAATCTTAGAGAACGACCACGGCTTTATACTCATGTAAAGTCACCTTCCTTTATTGCTTCTGATGCGGCCATAAGATTTTCTATGAGCCTGTGTAACATGTCCACATCAAGTACTAACTTACCCTTATGAATGGTATTTCCTACAGTCTCTACTTGTTCTACTACTATAACTAGCTCTTTATCTATATCTTCTCCGATAAGTATTTGCATGTAATCATCTGGGGTATCCGCTTCATTACCTTCGGTGGTGCTCTTCTCTTCTCTAAACTTGTTTATATCCGTAACTTTACTCATCAGGTTCACAATCTCCGTAGGCTTTGGCTATACCAGACTCGCAGTCTAGGGGTAAACCTTCTGCCCATTCAGGTGTATTACGCATACACGCTTCTATGTATGCCTGCGCTTCTTTCGGTTCATCTATCGGTACACAACATACAATGGAGTCATGTACAGTCAATACTGCGCGATACTTCTTTGTCATGTCTACTAACTGGTCAGCTATTATACACCGCGCAATCGCTTGGCATACGTTCTCTGCAACCTTGCCACCATAGATTCTGGTTCGGCCATTCCTAGTCTTATAATTAAACTCTATACCTTTAGGACTCTGCACCCATGATAGATCGTCATAGCGCATCCTGAGTCCAGAGGGCAATAGTATCCATCCGTTCTTATCATCTACGCCATACGTGACTATACCGTTTGGGCCGAAACTACCTGAGTTGCCGTTAGACATCTCTGTTAACATGTTCTGACAATCACGCCAGAATCTACTTATATTGTTGTTCGCTTCCCGATAAATCTTCACGACCCTACGACCCTCGGACAGTGGCATGGTCACACCAAACGTCTTTAACTGTTCTACAAAACGCTCTGCTCCCATACCATACCCACAACCTAAGATAGTAGTCTTACCTACAAACCGTTGCGCCTTGGTAACTTGTTCTTCGGGTATACCGTAGATGATAGCCGCCATTTTTATGTATACGTCTTCTTTGTTTGCGAATGCTGATACCAGTTCCGACTCCCCCGATAGCCATGCTAACACTCTCGCTTCAATTTGAGAGGAGTCACAGTCAACCAATGTGTAGCCTTCGGGAGCAAGGATGGTCTTCTTTAACTTCTTACCGTGTTGCCCACGACTAGGTAAATTCTGGATGTTGATCTTATCGTCACCTCCCCACCTACCTGTATGCGCGGCGTAGTACCTAATCGGTACAGGCATAAGCCCACGGTTAGCGATGCCTATAAACCTCTCAGTGCGTGCTTCTTCCAACGTACTCTTTGTACCTAAACGTGTACTCACGAGCGTCTGTACTTTAGGGTCGGGATGATCGAGTAACTTCTTAAAATCTTCGTCCGACTTGGCAAAAGCAAAGGTCTGCTTGCCAGTGGTTAGGCTCTTCTTCATTGGTGGTACTACACCTAACCCTTCCAGTAATTTAGCGAACTTAGGGTTGCTCATAAGTTCTTTCTTAGTAACACCAGAAGCTACTATGAGGTCTTCTTTAACCTGCCTAGTTATCACCAAGTGTTTCTCTAACATAGGGAGGTCTAGGTCTAGCATAGGTTCTGTGAACATACGCAGGGTTCGGTCTATTATACGTAGCTCTTGTTTAGGGAATTCCCTACCCATAATAGAAAACAACTTATAGGTTAACTCTACGTCATTAACGCAGTAGTCTCCATACTTATCTAACTCTGACTCAGTAAAGTCTTCGCGTCTTTTACCTAACGCGTTCAGTACTTCTGTGCCTTTCTCCCCTACCCCATAACGCGTAGCCAGTGCCGCAAGTGAACCACCAACCTCGACACCATGTAAAGCCCGTGCGATACATAACGTATCAGTGTAGATACGAGCATGAACATCAAATATCCAAGATAGTATAGCCCCGTCAAACAAAGTATTGTGAGCGAGTAAAACACTATTCTCCCAATCGAATGTATGAAGGTAATGCTTGAGTTCTTCGTGTGTTCCACTGGCCCACTCCGTATTTCCGTTGTTTACCTTAACACCTACACCTATCGCCTCAAAACGAGGATCACGGATGTAGGACTCAGTTGTCATCTTACGCAAAGAGTAGTCTTTGTCATAATACGTTTCAAAGTCTACGGTTATTAAATCCATTAGCTACCCCATACCAACTTCAAACACTTCATAAAACGCTTTTACCTCCTTTCTGGGTACCCCTGTGTCCTTGGAGGTGTATCCTATTGTGTTACCACCCTGCGCAGGATCAGTAAAGTATTCATACAATCGTCTCAAGTTATCAGAACTAATTTCTACATCATTCAATACATTCATCGGTTGTTTCCTCTTCGGTTTATTAAATATTTTGTCCCAGTTGTCCCTAAATGTGTCTGCCGTTGGACGTTGGCGACTACCCTTACTCATTTTCAACTACCTCTGTACCTAAATACACTAGTTTTCTATGCGATAACGGGGGTTGCCAACAGTATTCATCCTTGTCGCCCCTAAAAGACAGCATGTATAGGCTCTCTAAGATGTTTAGTTCAGACTTGTCACAGATTATGTATGCGAAAGAATCAAAAGCCTTAGTCCTTCGGTGCTCCTCTACCCTCCGTAATATGTTTATAGATTGCCCTACGTATACTACTGAGTTACCCCGCACTAGAAAATAAACACCTATCTTATGCTCTGGTTTTCTAGCCCCCAGTACCACTTCTCGCTCTAATAAAAGACGTTTACCTGTTAACCTATCACTAGCGTCATGCAACTCTAACTTGTGCGTAGCTCTGTGTTGGCTAATTATTTCTGGGGACACTGCGTTATGGTCGTAGTAAAATGGGTCGTTAAATTTTTTCATCCTACCCTCAAGATACTCTATTGCCGTAGCCCCAGACGGCAGACCAGCACAAGCAAGGTCGGCCAGTGCTAGTTGTCTACGCCTGATGTTTTCGATAGTCTTTTTACTGTGTGCCATACATTACCCATCCACACTTGCTATTAACTTGTTTAGGTACCATTGCGCTTTCTTTAAGTCCTCTAACGGCTTATCCTTACGTTCGTATCTCCAAAGGTATTTCAGTACCGCACCCTTGCAGTAACCCTTGAATGCTTCTGCACTCATAGATTCTTGTATAGCCTCAATGCATTCGACCTTGCCATCTACGGACTTAGTAGAGGTATAGTGACTTGGGCTGTTTACCATGTCTTCGTTTAGCGCGTGCGCTTCTTGCATAGCCATATCAATATAGGGTTTGTAATCTAGGGATTCTTTTACTATAGCAGGGTGCTCTTTGCGTACTTTATCCCAATCTTCGGGGGTTACGTCATTTATACTCATATTATCCTCCTAGGATTAGTTCAACATCGTTCATACTATCTTCATTGATTACGCACGCGATTCCGTACGCTTCGCCTATCTCTCTGAGATTCTTTTCCTGTAAAGCTGTTGGCATGTTCTTACCTGCCTTACACTCGATACCAAAGAACTTACCTTTGTAACAACCTACTATGTCAGGTACTCCGCTCTTACCGTATCCCCCTGTAGCAGGGAAAAAGTAGTAACAACCTAACGCCTTTAACTGTTCAACTATTTTCTTCTTTACCTTTCCTTCCGGTGTCATCGCCATACTTGATCTCCTTGGGGAACAGTGGATACCAGTTCCCTGACTTGTTTTGGTAGGGAACTCCCTACTGAGCGTTAACCCAGTAGGTGTCCTCACCAATACGTTTACCTAAACCATCTATCCAAACTTTACCTTCCCAATCATCACATCCATAAGTAGTTATGCTTAGTACGGATATACTATTTACCATCCACTCAGGTAAATCCTTACTACAATAATACCCATCCTTTAAAGGGGAGTCAACACAATCTGTACCAATACATACCACTTCGACACTATCCGTGTCGTTATCTACCTTTACGTGGTATACACTGTCTTGTTGTGACTTATCGTAGGTAAACGTGTTACGCGTAGACATAGTATAGGGTACTCATAGAACGGTGCCCTATCTCTTCCACGAACTCACCTACCTCACATATAGATAACGCGGATACCTTGTTCATTATCTCTTCCGGTAGCTCGTCCATACTATTATACCTTCGGTTACCAAACTCAGTGTTGTGTAAGTTAGTCCTCCAGTTGTATTGGTTAGGTACATCAGATATAAGGTTGACATCAAAGACTTGTTTACCTAGGCGCTCGTACACCCTCACACAATACATGGATGTGCTTGCCGACCGATGTGCTTTCCAGACGTTTATCTTCTCACGAGCCTCTCCTACATACCGTTCAAATTCGGCGGAGAGGAAAGGGTTGTTAGTGTCTAGCTTATGGCATAACTCAGCCCACACATCAGATGATGATGCGCTCTCCAGTTCGTTCCCCTCTAAACCTATCTTCTTCAGCGCCGCCCTCGCTAATGAACGTATCTCGGAATCAGCACAATTAAGAACATTCTTAGTGGTGTTGATAGTTCTCCTTGCAACCTCACCATGACCTATAGGTAGTATGTGTCTCTTGGCATTACGTACAGCAGAGGCCATCTTGGTTGAGAAAGACATGCGATGTTGATCTCTATCGCCCGAATACTTTTTGTTGGTTATACTGTGTGACCCAACCACAAACTTGTCACCAGTGGGGGTATCCAATCCATAGTCCCCATAAGCTACCCAACCCATGATAAACATCGAGTCGGGGGTATACACGTAGTACCTCCTCCATGAGCCTAGAGTTCTACCAAATGCAAACTTGCAGTTGTCTCGTAGTGCTTTAGATACCTCCCGTAAATATTCTAGGGGTATCACGTCAGCGGTAAGTTTACTTGCGTCAATGTTCTTACTGACTGCCTTACCTCCTCTAAACGTAAAGACAGCCCATGAGGCTCCGTTGTCCTCTCTCATTACGTCCGCGTATTCTTCTAAGTGTTCTACTAGTGGTTCATTACTCATAATGTTTCTCCGGTTTGGTAGGGAATGTCCCTACGGTTAGTCTTTGTATTCTTGAAACTTTTCAGTGAACCCTGCTAGGTCATTGATCCATGTGTTGAACTTAGCGCGGAAATACTTAGGGTCATCGGCTAGTGGGGGAAGAGGATCTCCCCAAGGCAAGGTTCTTTTGACACTCTCTTGATAACCTATTAAGAAGTGTACTACTAGGTCAACCCTATCTTCGTGTTCGCTATTACTTATAGCTTGCCTAAAGTTAACCATGCAATCCCTAGTACCCCCTGTATAATCGGTTACCCTCTGCCTTACTGTGTGGTTCTCCATCCAATCGTATACCCTGCCTGAGTTTAGTATAGGTGCCATGTCCCACGCCCAATGTAAGAAGTCGGATATGTCATCTTTGAAGGGGGCTTTCTCTTCCTTGAGGATTCGTGTACGTATTACAGGAACTTTGTGTGACTTAGATGTCAGCGCCCAATCACCACCCACTACCCTAGTAAATTCGACGTGGAGGTTGTCGTACTCAGTGCAGTAAAAGTTCCTACTGCTATGGATATCGTATCTAGATAACATTTTGTTTGTTATTGTCCTACCCTTGGGTAGGTAGTGACGCTTACCCTCTCGCGTGACGCACTTGCTACGTATGTACTGCTTGCCACTATCAACTATAAAATTCATACCACTAGGCAATGCTCTCTGTAGGAACGAATACCTACTGTTGTGTGCGTAGTCACCTGACGCATTACGTATGCGTATAATCTCACTACCATCAGGGTTGCGTGTCCATTTTACTGCGGCCAATTCTACCAACTGCTCCAAAGTATAATACCAATTACCCCCTTTGTGTTGGGGGTCACTCCAATTATCTAGCAACACGTAACAGTCTGCTGATACCTTGTGTATGTTCTCCCACTTACGAGCGCGGTCACCTAAAGGTGTTATGGTGCTACCTCGTATGGGTTTGGTGGTGTGGAACATGTGTTCTACTTGCTTGAAGCTGTTTAAATTGTAGTTGTACATAGCCATAACATTTCTCCGAGTTTAATTTAGTTAACATATGTTCCGCTGTAAGCAGTCCACGTATGCCATATCACTTCCTATTGCGTACAATACAAACACTAATACTGCTAACAGTATGTGCTTAATGTTGTCTTCTCTATCCTTTCCCATAAGTTACCCCTGTTGTATCCATTGCCATCCACCCTTTAACATTAGCGGTAAACTTGTTACCCTCAAACCCACTATACTGATCTGCGGTAAGGTAATACTTCACCCCTTTTTCATCTTCTATGTGACAACCCACCGCCATATAATTTACAAAATCCCGTGTACCTTTGTTCTTAATAACTATTAACCTGTCACAGGGAAATGTAGCGTCAGGGAATAAAGACCTTGTGTAAATACTATTCTTCAGTTCCTTAAGTAACCCTGCCGCCTGATCTTTTTTGTCCGATATACTCTGTATTAGTGCTTCCATAAGTTACCCCTTTTGTATCCGTTGCCATGCACGCATCACCGTACTCACATCGTTGCGGTCATAGTCAGTGTCCACTGGCGAGTCACGTACATGCTCATAGTAGAAAGTTAGTGCCTCATCTATAGTATCTATAGCCTCTGACCAATCCATGCGATGTTCCGATGGCGAGGCGAACTCCGAGGGTGTTAAGTCGGGTGAGTTTCCATACTTATTATGTCTTGGTGGTATATGTCTCATAACAATTTCCTCTTTATCCATGTTCCTGATAACTTCTCAGTGGGTGTGGTGTGCACGCTAACAATCTGCTTCTGCTTAGACCAACTAGTGTCTAGCTTAGACCCGAACTGAGTGTCCTTCTCTATCGGGCGTAGATGTGTGTCGTGTACCTCATGCACCTTGCGTAGTCTATGTGACATAGTAGTCGCGCTTATACCAGACGCCTTAGCGTAGTCACCTGACGTATACATATGTCCTGTTATTAAGTCAGGGTGCGACCCCTTAAATACAATTAGTCTTGCCGCCATTACATGTCCCTCGCTTTTATGTGTACTCGCTTACCTACGTCTGGGTTAGCGTGCTCGTTGTCCAATATAGTCCACAGCACAGGGCAAGTCCACGTACCCCAACCACCGTACAGATAACCATCAGTAAGCACTACCACTGCTGATGGTGTTATGTTGTTCTCTCGCATGTACTCAGTAACACATCTAACATCAGTACCCCCACCATCTACGGGCTTAGTAGAGGCGATCATCTGATCTAACTCGTGCATCTCATACACTTCATCGCGTACCACCTCACTGCCCCAATAGAGTATGCGTACCCTGTTAGGTTTCACAGTCTCCAATATACTCTTGGCTTCGGTCAGCATCACAGTGGTCTCTCGTTGTCCAGTAGAGCCTGACGTATCAGGGGCAATTACTAACTCCTCGATAGTCTCGCTAATGCCACTAGGCATGTACACCCCCTGACTTATGAACCTACGATTAGGTCTTGCATATGTAGCGTAGTCATTACCCACACATGTGTTACTGACAAACTCACGTAGTACCTCACTCCAATCGACCTGCACCTTGAGTAGATCGT